TTTTAGATTTTTACATTGTCCTGTTAATCTATCTAATAGACGTGAAACAGTTTCTGGGTTGCGTAATGCCATAATTTAATTATTTGTATTTATATTATCGGGTACCTCTTGTACCCATTATCCTTAATTCTCTCATCTCTTTATCTTCTTATCCCCTTATTTCCTTAAACCTGTGTACCTAAGGTACCAAGAAAATTTGTGGTATCCAAGTTATTTTTGGAGTTTAATTGCTTTTTTCTTTATTTTAAGTAAAAATGCACACTTTTCATATAACTCCCCTTCCTGAAAGAATTCAATCCCCATATCAAGAGACATAATAAATTTATCGTCGGAATAATGTTTAAGGGCGTCAATATAACCTTTATTTTTAATGTTTACATTAGATATGTAACTCCAAGCTCTATTATATACAACGTATTCTCCAGCTTCTTTAATGTCATTGATATCAAATTCTTGGTTTGAATTTTTAAAGAAATTAAGGACTTTTGCATTAAA